CCGCGCATTCGTCCCGATCTATCGTGGCACCGATGCCGAGTTCGGCAACGCCGCGACGTCATGGCTGACCAACATGTTTTACGCCATCGGCGACTCGCGCGGTGGCATGCACGATTTCAAAACCAACTTGCTGACGTGGAGTCTGGCAATCGACGTGGACGGCGAGGCATTCATTCTACTGACCCAAACGGCCAACGGATTTCCGAAATACCAAGGCATCCCGAGTCACCGCATCGGCACGCCTGCGGGCATGCAGGAAGGCGGCAACGTGCGCGGCGGGCAGATTCAAGACGGCATCGTCTACTGGCCCAGCGGCGAGGCGAAGGAATACGCGTTTCTCGATAAAAACGGCAACCTTGCCGAGTGGATCCCGGCGTCGAACATGATCCACCTATACGATCCCGAGTTCCAATACCAGGGACGCGGGCTGACGGCGCTGACCCCCTGCATCAATGATTGCCGGGACATTCTGCAAAGCACCGAGTGGGAGCGGCTGGCGATGCTCCAGATGAGCAGCATCAGCTTGATAGAATACAACGACAACGGCGGACCTGACCCCGATGACCCATACAACGCGCTTGTCGGTAATGGCAGCGGCTGCGGCGGCATGACCGTTCAGTCCATGGACGGCGGGACTGTGCGATATTTCCGCAGCAACTCCGGCGGGAAGATCGAAACGCTGAACAACACGCGCCCCGGCAATCCGTTCTTGGACTTCCACGACCGCCTGCTCCGCTCATCCTTCGCCGCGATTTCGTGGCCGTATGCGTTCTACACCGGCCACGCGGCAGGTGGCGGCACGGCGCAGCGCATGGAAATCGCCATGGCTCAACGCAGCATTGAAGACCGGCAGGACATGCTCTTCCATGCCGCCCGCCGCATCGTCGGCTATGCCATTGCCAAGGCGCAGAAACGCGGCGATCTGCCGCAGTCTGCCGACTGGTGGAAGTGGGATTTTTCCACGCCGCCCAAGCTCACGATTGACGATGGCCGGGTGACGAAAGAGCTGGAGGCGCTCTGGAAGATCGGCGCGGCCAACATGCGCGACATCGTGAGCATGCGCGGCAAGACCTACGAGGAACACATCCGCGAACGCGCAGCCGAGGTGGCCTTGCGAAAGCTCGCCGCTGCCGAGGCCGCAGAACTCTACGGCGTGCCGGTCGACGACCGCGAAATGGCGATGCTGACGCCCAACGAAATGCAGCAACCACGACCCACTGACGACAATGAAAACGAACCTAATTCAAATCGAGAACCGAGCCGGGAAACTGAAGCTGAATGACGGCGTCCACAAGGAATCCGCCGACAAGCTGATCGAAGAGCTGGGCCGTCTTTACGGACCCGCCGCAGTCGCCGCGCAGATGCGTATCGGCGACGTCGTTTGCGCTGCTGATGACGCGCTGGAAAGCGTCGAGGTGGAAATAAACAGCCCCGGCGGATCGGTTTTCGAGGGGCAGCGAATTTTTTCGGCGCTCCGCGAGATGTCCAACCGTGGCGTGCAAATCGTCACCACCGTCAACGGCATGGCCGCGAGCATGGGCAGCGTGATCCTGATGGCCGGTGATGTCCGGCGCATGACCAAGGAATCGCGCATCATGATTCACGAAGCATCGAGCATTGCAATGGGCGACAGCCGCGACATGAAACGCACCGCCGATTTGCTCGACGGTATCAGCCGCGACATCGCCAATATCTACGCCGACCGCACAGGCGGCGACCCCGGCCAAATCCGGCAACTGATGTTTGCGGAAACCTGGCTCGATGCTGACGCAGCGATGGCCGCCAACTTCGTATCCGAGGTTATCGACTACAGCAAAAAGCCAGAGGAAGCGGACGCGAAAAACGCGCTGTCATTTGACACGCCCGCCAAGGGCATGACCGGAATCCTTTCAAAACTATTCCCCGGAAACGAAGAAGCCGCCGCCAAGGTGGAGGCCGCGCTTGTCGAAAACGACACCCTGCGTGCCGATCTATCCGCCGCGCAATCGCGGATCGACGAGCTGGCACCGCTGGCTGAGGTCAACGCGAAGCTGCAAAGCGACGTTGCCGAGCTGACATCCAAATTGGACGAGTCCGGCAAGACCATCGAGGCCAATGCCGAGCGCATCACCGAGCTGGAAAAGCAGGCCGAGGACATCGACGCCAAGGCCGCAGTCAAGGCCGCCGAGCTGCTCGCCCAGCAAGGCCACCCGCAACCGGTCGCGCTCGTTGGCGACAGCGGCGAGGCCAAGACACTCACCCAGCAGTTCGAGGAACTGAAAGGCGCTGAGGCGACCGCATTCTATCAAAAGCACCGCAAGGCGATCCTCGCCGAGCAATCAAAAGTCTCCCAATAACCAACCAACCTACCTACTACCATGGCATCCACATTCGTTGACAAAATCTACGTTCAAGAAGTTCTCAAAGCGTTCACCGCTGGTCTTCTCCCTCTCTCTGCCTTTACCCGCAGCTACTCCAATGAAACCCGCCGCAAAGGTGATGCGATCATCATCCCGCGCGTTTCCGCTTTGGATTCCACGACCTTCGCCTATGCGAACAACAGTGGCTCTCCATACGAAACCGAGGCTGGCACCATTGCAGCGATCACCGTCAACCTCGATCAACACCAAGTTGTTGGCGTTGACCTGACCGACATTCAGTATGCAAATGCTGGATCGTCTGACATCACCAATTTCGCAGCCAACCAAGGCCGCGCACTGGCTCGCAAGTGTATGCAGAACGTGTTTAATGCTCTCACGGTGGCATCGTTCGGCAGCCCTGCCGCAACCGCCGTGACCATCGGCGGAACTGGACTGGCTCAGATCCGCGCAGCCCGCAGGACTCTCGTCAATCGCCAAGTGCCAATGGATGCGGTTTCACTCGTCTGCAACCCAGACCTGCACTTCCAACTTGAAAGCGACGCGAACATCTCGCAAGCGTTCCAGTATGGCGGCAGCGAAGGCATCCGCGAAGGACGCATCCCGCGCCTGCTCGGTATGAATGTTTATCAGGCCAACCTGACCACCATCGGCGCATCGCTCTCGATCATCGGCTTCCTCGCTCATTCCGACGCAGTGGCAGTCGCGGTTCGCCAGCTCCAGCCGCAGGACGCAGGCGACAGCTACCTCGCAGTCGAAACCGTGACCGATCCAGAAACCGGGCTCGGATTCACCTATCGCAGGCATTTCAACCCCGGGAAGGGCAGGCACTACGCAAGCATCGAATGTTTGTTCGGCATGGCTGCCGCGCTCACCCTCGGCATCGGGCTCATCGCTCGCACCGACTGATCACTCTCTGTGCTGGTGCTTGTTTGTGTCACCGCCGCTCGGAAACTCCGGGCGGCGGTTTTTTATTGTTGCAATTCGGCTGCAAATGCACATTGGTTGCGGTAAGCAATTATGAAACAGCCGATACGCCTGAGTCTGTCCGTTATTACCGGGAACTGTGAGCGCGACGTGGCGCGCTTTCTCGACACCTTCCAGCCGCATTTCGACGAGGTCGTGATGGTCCGCGCGGTTGGCAGCCAAACGCCGGACAACACTCTCTACATGGCTGCCGAGCGAGGCTGCGTGATTGGCGAATACAAAAACCCCCCCGACAACGACTGGCCGCACGTCGATGACTTCGCCGCCGCCCGCAACGCATCCGCCGCGCTATGCACCGGCGACTGGATCGTATGGGCCGACATGGACGATACCGCCGAAGGGTTGGAGCACATCCGCACCCTGATTGCCAAGCTGCCAGAGGATGTCGGCATCCTCAGCATTCCTTACATCGTGAGTGACCAAGGAGTGATTGGGAATTTCCGCGAGCGAGCTTGGCGGAACAACGGCAATTACCAGTGGAAAAACGCGCTTCATGAGAACCTTGTCCAGGTATCTGGCGAGCCGGAGAAACAAGCGCAATCCAGCGAGGTTCGCATTGTCCACATCCCGCGCCAGGATCGGGAATGCTCCAAGGATCGGAACCTCACCATCCTCGAAAGCATCCCCGACGAAGACCGCACGCACGCGCACACTTTTTATCTCATGGTCGAGTATTCTCGACGCAGAGACGCCCGCGCCATCGAGCTTGCCAGAGAGTTCCTAGACCACCCGGAAGGCGGGCTGGCTGAGCGTTTTGAAACATACATGACCCTTGCGGCGATGGCCGAGGACTACAACGACAAGGCCGCGATCTACACGCAGGCATGGACGGAAGACCCGAGCCGCGCCGAACCGCTGTATGAGCTGACAGCCTTGTCCATGTCCTGCGACGAGCCACAGCGAGCCTTGGCTTATGCTCGCCACATGATGACCTGCAAGTTTCCCGACAAACCGTGCTGGAACCACCGGAAGATGTTTTACGGATTCTTCCGCGAAGACCTTTTCCTGCAATCCCTCCGCATGGCAGGTCGTGCACTGGAATCAGACACCCGCCGGCACAATATGCTGGCGACATCCGGCATGACTACCATCAGCCTTTTGCACGCCACCCGTGGCCGACCGATGCAGGCGGTCAGGACGCGCATGGAATGGCTGCGCATGGCCGACCACCCGGAGCGCGTTGAGCATCTTTTCGCCGCCGATTACAACGACGAAACCGCCGAAGTCTTTGTCAGGTTCCCCACCGCATTCTTGGCTGGCGATGGTGGCCCCGTCGCCGCATGGAACGCAGCCGCAGCCGCCAGCCGTGGTGATGTCCTGCTGCAACTCTCCGACGACTGGAAGCCGTTCCGCGGCTGGGACACCGCGATCCTTGAAGCCATCGGCGACACCAGCAAACCCGCCGTGCTGGCGATCAACGACGGCCACCGGACGGACGACCTGCTTTGTATGGCGATTCTCACCCGCGCCCGCTATGAGCAGCAGGGATACCTTTTCCACCCGGAGTTCTTCAGCATGTTTTCAGACAACCATTTCAGCCAATGCGCATGGCGTGACCGGGTTGTGATAGAAGCCCGCGACCGCATTACCATCGAGCACATGCACCCGGCGTTTGGGAAATCCGAAATGGACGAAACTTATGCGCGGAGCAATGACCAGTTCCACTACCTCACCGGGCGCGGGATATGGGACCGAATCAGGGACAGTATCCGCGTATCAAGCGACGTTGAAGGCTGGTGCGATTACCGCAGCTTGTATTCCAGCATCGCCAAGGCATTGCCAGACGGCGCGCAGGTGGTTGAGATTGGAAGCTGGCAGGGGCAGTCAGCAATCCACCTTTGCCAGCGATTGCAGGACATCAACAAACCCGCCGTTGTGCATTGCGTGGACACCTTCCTGGGCGAGCAGGAGCAACCCGCGCACGTTGACATCGTGGCGGGACATGGCGGCACCGTCCTGCACGTTTTCAAGGACAACATCGCAGCCGCCGGAGTGGCCGACATGATCCAAATTCACCAAGGAGACAGCGCCGAATCGGCAGCGGATTTCGCGGACGGAACGCTGGATTTCGTCTTCATCGACGCGGCCCATGATTATGACAGCGTCGTCAAGGATCTCGCCGCATGGTGGCCAAAGCTCAAACCCGGCGGCATCTTCGCCGGTCACGATTACCCATGGCACGAAGTCAAGAAGGCCGTCACCGAACACTCCGAGGCGAACGGATACGAGGTGGCGCAGGTGGGGCGCTGCTGGATCAAAGTCAACAAACCCCAACCATGAGCGCAGGCAAAGGCGACACACCGCGAAAAGTCGATGGCGAAAAGTTCCGCGCCAACTACGTCAATATCTTCAAAAAACATGAAACCACAACTGAGCATCCTCACACCGACAATCCCGGAGCGGACGAGCGCCTTGCATGGCCTTACGCAAAAAATACTAAACCAAAGTTCCGGAAAACCAGTTGAGCACTTGGCCCTATGCGACAACCGGCAGCGCACGATCGGTGAAAAGCGGCAGGCGCTGGTGGACATCGCATGCGGCGAGTATATCGCATTCGTCGACGATGATGATGACATCGCGGACGATTACGTTTCCAGCCTGCTTGCGGCCATCGAAACCGGCGCGGACGTGATCACCTTCCGGCAGCGCGCCATTTACAACGGGCTTGAGTCCGAAGTTGTCTTCGGCATCAACAACACCGACCAGCCATTCACCCCCGGCGGCGTCACCCTGCGTGCGCCGTGGCATGTTTGCGCGTGGAAACGTGAGCGCGTGGCCGAATGCGTCTTCGGCTTCACCAACTACGGCGAGGACGCGATCTGGGCGCACCAGGCACGCCAGCGAATCCGCACGGGCCATCACATCGACCGCATCTTGCACACCTATCGCCACGACGCCGCCACCACCGCCGCGCCGGAATTGACAAGCCGATAGGGGCATGAGCTTGGTCGATGACTTCCTGAACGCGCCCGCCGACGAAATTGACGCGCTGCTTGGCACCGAGACGATGGTCGTGGCCGGGCAGACGTTCCAAGTCGTATGGAACGACGAGCGGCTCGGCGGCGAAGGCGCGCTCGGCGGCATCGAGCCCGAGATCCGCGCCACAGCCACCGCCCAGCCGTCCGACGTTACCAACCCGCTGTCACTCCGCAACGCGCGCTGCACGGTCGCTGGCAGGCCATACCGGATCAACGAGGTGACTGCCGGGGCCGTCGCCGTGCATTTCGCGCTGGTCGATCCGAACGAATCACGCTGACTTCCGGCGATTCTTGGCCGGGTCTTGTGGCACCCAGCGCGCCACATCATTCGTGCGCTCTCCGGGCAGGTATTTCCCCTTCGGGTTGCGGACCACGACACCCTCACCGCCAGCCGCCACGATGGTATCAGCCCCGCGGATCACATCCAGCGTGGTGCTGATTTCGACCTGCTCGAGCACCGAAGCATGAGCGGGCAGCGGCAGCGCCTTGATCGTGCGCAGGCGGATGGAGTAAGCGCCCGGGGCGATGGTGTCGAAGACCCGGAACGTCAGGCCATGCCAGCCGTCGCGCATCATGCCTTGGATCGCATTGAACTCGCCCCGGCCTGCGAACAACTCGCCGTCGAGCGCCACGGCGGGCATCCCGGCCTTGAACCATTCCGGCGCTGCCAGCAAGCCAAGCTCGCGGCTGAAGAAGTTCTGGCCATCCCACATCACGCGCCAGCCATCCAGCTTCTCGGACATCAACCAGCCGCGTACGTTCGTGCCGCAGTAGTCGGTGAGGAGCATTGGCTTGTTCATGTGCGGAAAAATTCCACATTACCGGCGGCATGCCAAGAACAAAATTCGACAATTTTCACAGGGTGTGGACATGAAATTTTCAGTGGTCGGGCAATCCGAGACGAAGCAGCTCCTGCGGAAGTTTGAGCAGCTGACCGGGAAGGGGATCGAAACCGGGATCAAGGAAATGGCGCTATCCACCAGCCGCCAACTGGCAACCAAAATGCAGCCGTATGGGATCAGCGACAAAGGCAAGGCGGCGAAGTTCCTGCAAAACATCGAAAAGCAGGTCGCGCAAGTCTGGTTCGGGATCAACCTCGGCGCATACCCGGAAAGCACCGACCTCAAATCATCGCACTACGCGCTTCGCCGAAACGGTCGGATTCGTGGCCGCAAGTTCCGCAAGGAGAAGGGCAACTGGTGGCGCGGACTGATCACGGAGGATGAGCGCGACCGCTATGCCAAAGAGCAGCAGGCCAAGGCAGGTCGCGCCAAAGCGGCATGGATCGCGGCGGGTAACTCGTTGGGCGTCGGCAAGGCGTCAAAAATCGGGCGATGGATACAGCGTCACGTCGGCAGCGGATGGGCGTCGGCCACAGTCATGGATCGCGGGCTAAACGCGAAAGTCGAGCTGGCGAACAATACGCCATACCTGACCGGCGTGCAGAAGCAGCGCGATGTTGCGGCAGCCCTGCGGGCAGGCAGGACAAACGGCATCAAGCGCATGCGCATCATTGTTGACAAGCAGACAAAGAAGATAGCCAAAGCATCATGAACACAAGCAAACGACTCATCGCCGGGCTGGTGGATTATCTCACAGAGATGTCGCCGGACGAAACCATTGCCATCGTCGACGCGAAACGCCGGGAGGATGTCGCGCTGCCGACCATCGCGGTGGACGTCACAAGCGCCGAGCCGCACAGCGTGTCACTGCCCAACGTCATGCGCACCGAGGTGGAGATCACCCTGCGGAGCCATGCGGGCGACGAGGCGGCGGACACCATCGACGACTGGGCCGATACCATCGAAACCTTGCTCAACGACCCGGCAGGCGTCCGGCTGGTCTGTGACGATGGCATCCGCATCGACCACTGGCTCTATCGTGGCTCGGAAGAAGAGTGGGATGAGAACATCGTCGAGGTGAAATTTTCCGCCGAGTGCCTGGTGACGCGGGTGTAATAGGCAAGCGCTGGATTTGACATGTCCGCAGGGGCATGGCAACGCAATTTGGAACCGCCGCCCCTTTCGGACTGACCACGCAAACCGGGATCATCTCGGACGGATCGACGTGGAATTACGCGCAGGACAAGAAAGTCATAGCGGATGCTGACGGCGACTCCGTGGCCAAGGCGTATTACAACGAGCGGATCGAAGGCACCTTGTCCGGCTTCCTGCCGACCAACACGCCATTCACCGGCACGCTCGCCGCGTCCATCACGCTTTCCGATGCCCCAACCGATTACCTGAAAGGCGCGGTCGGCTCGCTCTCCATCGTCGAGAGCGTCTCGGTCACCAAGACCAACGAGGATTACGTGCGCATCGAGGTCGCGTTTGAAAATCACGTCGGCATCACCGCCTGACCTGACCCCCACCAATTATGGCATATATGAAACCAAGCGTGGTTCCACGCTACTCGCTCTCGGTTGTCGATGGCCAAACAGGCGACGTCGACAACCTGCCATGTGCGGCGACGATCTATGCGATGGACGTGCCGCTGCACCCGGCCAATCCGTATTCCACGCAGGCAGGCGACGGCATCAAGGGCGTGCGGGTGATCTGGCATTTCCACCAACCCGACCTTGCAGGCAACTCGCCGCAGAAAATCGCGCGGCTTTTCCACGACACGGTTTTTCAGCAGCGCAACCCGAACGACCCGGTGACGGTCTGCGCCAATGCGTTCCGCGAGTTCTCCACGCTCAAGGCGATGATCCACCACGGGCGTGGTCTGCAAGCGCATTACGGGCCAGCCTGCCGGGTCACCAACACGCGCAAGGCCGCGGTCCTGATCGCTCTCGGACATCCCCTGCTTGGCTGGATTCGCAATCCCCAGGTCACAACCTGGTGCTTCCACGAAGCCGCTGCCGCAGATGCCGCGCTCTACGATGACCCGACGCTCTACTCCAAGCTTCCGGACGCGCCGATCAGCTACGCGCGCGGGGCCGTGCTAGGTCACGAAGCGATGGTCGATGTCGCCAAGAAGGCCCAGTTCGCTCGCGTCACCCACCGTGGCCGATCCGCGCTCATCGGCAAGGATATCTCCAAGGAAGATTTGAACACGCTCGAAAAACTACTCTACCAAAAATGACAACCATGAAAACTGAAACAGACGCATTCGTTGACACGCCACCCGCTGGGTATCTGCCGCTATCGCAGAAGACCCTTCTGCTCATCAACCGCGCGGTCGCCCGCGCTGGCCTGACGCTCGACACCGTCGAGATGGTCGGCGCTTACCGGGCGATTAGCTACGGCAACAGCCTGCCGACCGCAGACGAGATAGATGTCGCATTCATCGACATGACCGACGCCGAAGTTGACGCCGTGACGGACTATGTCACCCGCGTAATGGCCCGCCGGGAGGAAGCTGAAGTCGTGATCGAATCCACGCCGGGAAAGTAGCAGGCCCGCCGTGTGACCCGCCGGAGCCGACCGCGCAGATCGTGGACATGATCGCATCCGAATACGGCTGGAACGCGCAAACCACCATGGACATGCCGATAGACCAAGTGCAGCAGCTCGCCCACGCGATCATGCACCGCCGTGGCCTGCCGACGATCCGCCGCCGCATCAAGTTCGACGCGCCGGACGTGCCGCTGTCCGAGCGGTTGAAAGGCATCTTTGGCGAAATTGACAACGACCCATAGTCATGGCCGGGATCAAAGTAAAAGTCGGCGCGGATGCGTCACAGTTCGAGCGCACGATGAAGGGCGTGAAGGGCCGGCTATCGTCGCTCAACGTGATGGTCGGCGGCCTTGTCGCATTCAAAGCACTTGGCGCGAGCATCCGTGCCGCAGGCGACGCCATGCGCGGGTTCATGAGTCTCGTCAAGGAAGGTGAGCAGGCCAAGACGGAGGAGGCGCGACTGCGGAACGTCGTTCGCCAAATGGGCCTTTATGGTAACAGCGCGGACAAGGTGACGGACCGCTTGCTTGCGATGGCCGACGCCACCGAGCTGCTGACAGGAGTGGACGCGGCGTCGATCACGATGACTCAATCGAAGCTGGCGACGTTTGCCGATCTTGCGAAAACCGCAGGCGTCGTGGACGGCGCATTCGACCGCGCCACCCGTGCAGCAATCGACCTTGCCGCCACCGGTTTTGGCAGCGCGGAATCCAATGCGGTGATGCTGGGTAAGGCACTGTCCGACCCCGAGCGCGGGCTGACCGCTCTCCGCCGCACTGGCACGCTCACGACCGACCAGATCGACAAGATCAAAGCCGCTTTCGAGCAGTCCGGAGACCGGGCGGAATACATGGGCAATGTCCTATCCGCCGTCGAGCGGCAGGTGAAAGGCACCGCAGCCGCCACCGCCAACGGGTCCGAGCGCATGTCCCGCGCTTTCGAGCAACTCCGCGATGAAGTCGGCAAGCCGTTGTCCGACCAGTTCGACAGGATGGCGCAAGGACTAATCGACCAGCTTCCAAGGCTGAAGGAAGCCGCCGCGAGAATAGGGAATGCGGTGTCCAACACCATCGCCGACGCGGTGAATGGCGACACGGCGAAGCTGATGGCGATTGGCGAGTTTATCGGAATGACCATTGGGAAAGGGTTCGGCGTTGCATTCGGTGCCACCATGCGCGGCATCGGCACGAAGGTTTTCCAAGGCTTCCAAGGGAGCGCGAACTTCTGGGGCAGCGCAACCGGACTTGATAAGGTATTCGGAAAGGCAGAATTTGGAACACGCGCATCAGAGGCAAACGCAACCGTGACCGGATTTGAGTCCCGCGTGGCAATGCGCGAGATGCAAAACCAGTTTGCCAGCATGATGGCCGAGTTGACTTACGACGCGAACTTCCGCCGCGTCGATCCGAACGGCCAAACATTCCGGCAAGCCGCACCGGGCGAGTCATCATCACTCCGCGACGAAACCGGGCGCAGGCTCATCGAGGTGATGAGCAAGGTCGAGCAAAACACCAGAGGCACCACATTCCCCACCCGCTAAATCATGGCCACACAAATCGGACTCACAACAGGCGAAGTCATCCCGCTCGGGGAATTTACCGCCACGCAAGACCAGCAAGGCGGATGGACGGCTACGCGGGAGTATTACATGCTGGCCAGCACGTTTTCCAGCACGACGGTTTCCAACCAGTTCAAGCCTGGAACCTTCGCCATCGTGGCTGACAGCACCATCCCGGCGATCTTTAACTTTCTTGTCGTCGAAAGCCGCAGCGTGAAATACGGCGAGGCCGGGACATGCATGGTCACGGTGAACTACGCAGGGGCGGCGGGCGCACAATACGACGAAGAAAACCTCGGCACGGGCATCGAGTCGACGTATCGGCTGGAGGGAAGGATTGCGGAGCTTGATCTGACCGAGCATCCCAAGTGGAAAGACCTGACCGACCCGGAGAAATACGCGCTTGGCGAATTGTTCGACGGGAAGCTAAAGGCGAATTACAATTACACCGAAGTCGGAGACTACGAGGTTGCCGATGGATTTAGCTGGGCTGCCAGCTTTAACGCGCTGAAATGGTCAGACAATACCACGATCACGCTTGGCGCAGACGCCCAAGAGTTCGCCCGCCGCATTTCTGCTGGAATCAAAACATACCTTTCGACGTCTATAACATGGACGGAGACGACGCAGGGGAACGAAGGCATGACCGCCTCGCAGCTGAACTTACTCAGCAAGGTGGCGACACCGCGCGGCAACCCGCCGAACGTATCCGGCGACCGCAACTGGCTATTGACCAGCGCATCGCAAGAGCAGCGCGGCGAGCTTTACCAGACGACGATTGAATGGACGCTATCCGAGCGCGAAGGCTGGGACGCATTCCTTTACAGCTAACAGCATGAGCGCACGCAACGGAAAACTTCCAATCCCGATTCCGTCGGTCATCACCAGTCCGCAGTGGCTCGGCAGGTTTTCATCGGACGTCCGCAAGGCCATCGTCGCGCTGCGTGATCGACCCGTTATTGTGACCAAGCAACCGGGCGGTGCTGCGGCATCCACCCCGCCAAGGCCGCTGACCGTTATCCCCGGCAACGACTTGGACACGATCCGCGTCGTGCCGGGACTTATCAACGGCACGATGGTGACGCTCGGCGGCGATGCGCTCGACGATGATCCACCGCCGGAGCTGACCATCACGACGGCCACCACGATCTATCTCAAGATCGCCACCACCTACGGCTCGCCTGATGCGCATGTGGCGACGGTCGAAACAACCGACGGCGGCCCGACGATCGCGCCGACCGGGTTCACGTCCTACCGCCGCATTGCCGAGATTGCGTTCTCAGGCGGAATCGCGACCATCACCAACGTCACCGATGGCGGAAACTACGACGTCGCCAGCTTCGGAAGCGTCAACATCTGGTGGAGGGTATGAGCATCCCGATCAAAGACATCGGCAGCAGCGGCAGTCTCGTTGACCTTGCCAATATCATCGGAGATCCGCTGGCTGGAAACGGCATCGAGGCTTCGCCGTGGTATGACGAGATCCGCGTGCGCATCCAGATCACCGGCAGCCGCGAGTATGACGACGGCACTGATGACATTGTGGAAACGTATACGCTAGACGAGGAGGTCACGCTGTCCCGCGTTGCGATACCCTCGCCGGACGATAGCGCCTTTCCGCCGTCTCCGGGGATTTTCGTGCCGGACCAGATCGACTGGCAGCCGGAATACGACTTGCAAGCGGGCGAGTGCTACATGTTGCTGTGCGGCACATCTGAGTTTTCCTCTACGCCAGCGCAGCTACGCATGCCGCCGGACCCGCGCCGAGCGATGGTCCGCGTGTTTCCGGTGCTGCTGCTCTCCTACACCGGAAAGATCGGCGAGCGCGACCAGAACGGCAGCGTGACGGACATCAACGACACCGTGCAGGTGATCGACCCGCTGCCGCGCTCCAGCATCGACGACAGCGCGCCCGAGAAGAAGTTCGCGGCGGACATTCTCACCTGGGGCGTTGACACCGTGCTGGCCGCCTACCGCGCCGACGATGACCTGCCAACCGTCGAAGCTCAAGCACGCGACATGCGCGGCAAGGTTTTCACCCACACGCACAACGTCGACGGGACAGGCTGGGACACCAGCTCGGTGGCGATCACGACCGAAGTCGAGTTCATGGTCCCCTGATTTTTGACACCCTGCCAAGGGCATGAACCTCACGCAGGCGCAGGCATTTGTCGGGCTACGGGCATCCGCGACACCCACCGGGACGAACGTGACCAACGACGTGCAGATCGGCGTCGGGAATACGGTGATCCCGCTGACCGGCGCGAACGTCGCTTATTCGCTGCGTGGATTCATCACCTCAGACACAGCTACGGATTTCGTTTTCGACCTGACAGACGGCGACACCACCGGCACCACGGCATTCGTGGCAGGAGCCCAGCAGGTCGAGACTGCCACAGCCGCCGGAACGATCACACTGGCAGGCAATGCCGCCGTGGTGGTCACATCCACCGGCATGGCAGGCAGCCCGCTCACGCTCAACGTGGCGGTGGCGCTCAACGACACAGCAGCGCAATGGGCCGCCAAGGTGCGGACCGCGCTGGCAGCCAATGCGACAATCGCTCAGCGGTTCGATGTTTCCGGCACTAGCGCCGACATCATTTTGACCCGCAAGCCTATTTCAACTCTATCGGACGGAGTCACAAGCATTCCGATCCGCCTTGACAATGACGCGAACCTGAACATCAGCCTTAACAACGGGACATGCACTGGTATCACGCCAGCGGCAACGAGCGCCAACACCACGGCAGGCGTCGCCACCAGCGGAGTTTACATCGTCGACGGCGACGGTAAAGACTTTGAGGGCGTGGATATTACGCCATTGGACACAAAGGCTGTGCTTTTTGAAAACAGATCGAACGCTGTAATAGCAATCAACGGAGACAGCGAGGAAGTAATAAAAATGAACGGGCAAATGTATGTGCTTCTAGCAATGAAAGAATCAATAGATTGCATGATCGATAACCCATACACAGCTAACGCCAACGGCCCCGCCATTCTCACCATCACAGTGATCGGCCAATAACCATGTCCTGCCAACTTACACCACCCTTCATCGAGCTTCCGCCGACGTTCAGCACCTGCACATGGCCGGGGCTGACGTGGCGAATTGACTCGACCGACTCCACCGAGTTCGACGCCGTGCTATCCAGCGCGGCATTCCAGCTTCAGTCGGAATCCGGCACTGCCGCTCTCACGCTCACCAGCGCGACCGCCGGGCAAGTGACACTCAACAATACCGCCGCCCGCGCATGGGACATCACGGTTGACCCGCGCATCCTATCGCTTTCCGCTGGCAATTACTCATGGGCCTTGGAAACCACCGATGCGGACGGCGTGAAGAAACCCGTGATCATCGGCAGCCTGCAAATCAATCCTGATCCGATATTATAACATGTCCACGCAAGTCACAGTCATCACCGGCAGCGGATCGACGGCATACACCGTCAACCTTGACCGACGCGGGCCGCAGGGCATCCAAGGCATCCAGGGAATCCAAGGCGAAACCGGGCCGCAGGGCCAGATGGGCGTCACCGAGTGGAACGCACTGACCGGGACCATCGACATCGTGCCGTTTACGACCACGAACGGCGAGCCGCAGAACCTTGGCGAACTGACATGGTTCCAAGATGAAGAGACACTATCGCTGCGGCTCAAAGGCGACACGCTGCTCGAGATCGGCGAGAAGACGCTTTATCACGTCGAGAACAACACCGGCACGACTATCGCAAAAGGCGCGCCGGTAATGTATTCGGGGACCGTCGGGAACAGCGGTAAGCTTCGCGTGAAGCCGTGGGACGGCACAGATCCGAAAGCATTCATGGGCATCGCGACGATGGCGATCACCGGCGCGGAAGGCACAGGTTATGTGACGCATTTCGGGAAGATCAAAGGCATCCAGACCAACGGCGGAAACTACGGCCAAAGCTGGGCAAGCGGGAATATCATCTACGCCGTGACCGGCAGCGCCAACCTGACCAACGTCGCGCCAACCGCGGGCGGCTACGTCGTCGTTGCGGTTGTCGTATCAGCATCCGCGAACAACGGCACGCTTTTCGTGCGGCCAACGCAAGTGCCATCACTCACCGAGATCGGTGCGGCGGCCACGGTCCACACGCATGTTCTTTCTGACATTACCAATGCCGGGACAATCGCAAGCCAGAACGCAAACAACGTCACAATCACCGGCGGCAGCATATCCGGGATTACAGACCTTGCCATTGCTGACGGCGGAACAGGCGCAAGCACAGCGGACAACGCCATCGGCAACCTCTTCCCCGGCGTTGCATCCGCCACAGAGAAAACAACTGCGGTCGATGCCGATCTTGTCGCGATTGCTGATAGCGCTGCGTCCAGTGCGATCAAGCGGTTGACTCTCGCAAATCTGTGGGCATACGTCACAACCAAGATCGGCGCAATTACATCAATAACCGCATCCGGCGCGTGGAGCTTCTCTTCGACGACAAGGCCGACATCGTCGGGAACCGGGTCGGCTGCTGCCACAAGCTTGGTGACACGCGCCGATGTTGAAGGATTGGTAGGATATAACTACTTGCCGTTCAACTCATCCATGATTCTCGCAAATTACAACACAGGCACGCCGACTCGCGGACTGCAAGACGTGACGATGCAGTTGATCACCGGAACAACCGGCACCGCCAGTCTTGCCGGATACATGTTCGCCGCAGCCAACAACCAAGGCTTCCTTCCATATCTGGGGAACGAAGCCGAAATCAGCTGGAATCAAAAATTTAGATTTCGATTTGGCGTTAGTCAGCTAGCACTGGATGGTGACGGAGTCGTCTGGATATGGATCGGTTCAAATCCGGCTGGATCGGCACCATCTGGCGCAGACCCGCCTGTAACCACCGGGGGATATGGAATCCGATTTGATAAGTCGGGTGGAAACAATCGTGTCACAGCGGTCACCTATGGAGGAGGCGCTTACATCTATGGAACCCCTGCAAACATCAACACGCCTGACATCATCACGCTCGACGTAAGTTCCGGCACATTGAATGTGATTAACTCTTCAGGCACGACAGTCGCAACTGTTTCTGGCGGGCCGACATCGGCTGACGGGACAAACGACGCGATTACAATCATCGCACAATCGACATTGGCAAATGGATTCGGGAACAATTACGCGCGCTTCCGTGCCAATCGTTTCGAGTTCCGTTACAACTAGTGCAAAGTCATGATCACTTTACTGAAACCAACAATCCTTGACGCCGCCGCATTGGCAGGAGCCGAGTCGGCACACCACCTTGCCACTGTCCTGCGAACGCAGTGGACAGCATTCTGGCAGCGGGATCCGACGACAGTGGTTGCCGACATGCAAGAGGATTTGCAACAAACACTTGCGATCTTCGCGCTGAACAATCAGGCGGCACTTGCTGTCAATGCTCTCCTCGATGCGGTCAATGATCCTCGCTTCTGCAACCGAGCGCCTACCGACCTGCCAGCCAACTGGTCATTCGATGGCCAGACATTCACATACAACGAACCAATTTCTGACATCCCAGACCCTGACATCGAACCATGAACAGCAACATCTCCAACTCCATCGTCGGCCTGACATCATCCGCAATGGCGGTCATCACCCCAGCCATGCAGCAGATTGACTACATCGTGCGCGTCGCAGGCGGCGTGGCCTTTCTCATCGTCTCGGTGATTTCCTGCATAAATCTGATTCGGAATTTTTACAAAGGGAAGTGATGCCATGACTCTGCCACCCTGCTTTCCTGACCCGTTGCAGGTCCGATACGTCGGATCGGTGGAAGGGAGCAGGGTGTTCCAGCTCACGCATTATTTTCGATACATCGGCAGCCTTGGCATGATCACAGTGCCGACCGGATTCCATACCGATGGCGCATCTGTGCCGCGTGTCTTCTGGTCGATCTTCCAGCCGTATGGAGCCTACTTCCCTGCGGCGATCATTCACGATTGGCTTTACAGCGCACAGTCCAAGCGCCTGCACATCGACCGAAAGACCGCCGACCTGATTTTCAAAGAAGCGATGCACAATCTCGGCATCGGCTGGGCGACCCGCGAGACGATCTACCGCGCTGTCCGTCTCGGCGGCTGGCGGTTTTTCCAGAAGATGCCATGACACGCGCGCAGATACAAGAGATGCAACGCCGGATCGGCACGCCGCCGGACGGATTCTGGGGTCCGCGCTCGGTCGCCGCATGCCAGCGGTATCTCCGCTCGCTCATGCCGAGGCCCAACCCGTGGCCCGCGCCGAACGATGCAAGCATGATCCGCTTCTACGGCCAGCCAGGGGACGAGTCACAACTGGTCAACCTGCCAGTCGCCGGGCTCGGCCTGCGGTATGACGGGGCCGTGGTGCGCTCTATCCGCTGCCACAGGCTCGTGGCGGACTCGCTGCGGCTGGTTTTGCAAGACATCGCCAGCGGCCCAGCAGCGTGGATCCTCGCGCAATACGCGGGATGCTACAATTTCCGGTCTATGCGCGGCAGCACCCGGCATTCCAAGCACGCATGGGGCGCGGCCATCGACTTCGCGCCGGCAACCAACGGCCTGCACACCCACTGGCCGACGCGGGCGACGATGCCGCTGGAGGCGATGGAGGCGATGGCACGCCGTGGCTGGCTAGCGGCTGGCGCGTTCTGGGGCCGAGATTCCATGCACTTCCAGTCCACCCGGTGATTTTTCTCACCGGAAAAACGCCTTGCCCTGCGATTCCGTCACTGCCCGCCGGTAATGGCGGAAAATCGTCGTGGACCCGGCTGCATGCCCGAGCGCTTGCTTGGCCGCATCCTCCCCGAACGCCGCGAGATAGTGGCTGGCGAACGTGTGCCGCAGAACGTCCTGCATGCTGGCGATGCCTGCCGCCTTCCGTATCCGCTGCCACGACCGCCGCCACCCGGCAGGCGCCACCGGGCCGGATGCCGGATGCCCCTTCAGTAAGCGGCGCAGCACCGGGCGGATGGGGACCAGCCTGTCCGACCCTGTCTTGCTAGCGCTCTGCGGCACGTAAATTTCACCCTTGCCGACGTTTTGCCACAGGAGCCGCGAGATTTCGCCGCTCTCCGCGTCCGGCCTGATTCCGGCATAGAGCAGCAGCGCGACCACCCGGCGCTCGTCAGGCGTGCCACAGGCGGCAAGAACGGCCTGCTGCTGGTCTGCGGTGAGAATGTGAATCGTCGGCGACTTCCGATGCCGCTCACGGAAGCCGATCACCGCCAAAACCCGAGCCGCGCGCATGTCGAGCGTCGAGCGGGCCAGCGTCCCGGATTCCTGCAACGCGGTTTCGATCCGCGCCCGGTCGATGGACCCGCAGGCGAGCGGGAGCAACGCCGGCACCCAGCGCGGGATTTTGTCCATGTCCGAGCGGTAGCGGCCCGACCAATGCTCCTCGCCCCACAGCATCGCCCGCGCGTAGCGGTCCCGGAACGTCTCGCGGCTGGCCGTGGTGGCGATTCTGGCGACAGCCAACCGGGCGGCTTCCACGATGCTGATGCCGGAGCCGTCAAGGATGCGCGATGCCTCGGCAGCCTGATGCGCGAGCGCAAGCGGGATCATGGACCCACGCAGGCCCGCCCCATGCTGCTGGCGAAGACTCGACGCGAATTTTTCCGCCGCTGTCTTCCCGGCAAAATACTTCCGCCGCCGCTTTCCGGTCGCGGTCATCGCCTGGGGTATGGACACCATCCAGCCTTGCGGGGTTTCGACGGGGGTAAATTGTGGGGTTCTGGCCATGATCCTTGTCGCCACTATCGCCACTTGACGGAATATCGGGTTGTTTTTCCTTGTTCCAAAATGTGCTTAAAACCTAGGAAAACCGCAGCCGCTGGTCGGATTTGAACCGACGACCTGCTCATTACGAATGGCCGAAGGGCCTTTGATTTTCAATGGGTTGCGTGGGCGATCTTGGAAATCGCCACCATATCGCCACTTGGCGGATTTTTGCGGGGGCTGGTGGCGCATTTCCTGCCTTTCTGTTAGTATTCATTGCAGTTCGCGGATTTAGGCTGGACGGGTTCTCGGGTGCGCGCTTCTGTTCGCGTGGCCATTCTGTTTTGGGCGCTGGGCGGGCGCTTTGCTGGTGGAGCGGTGGGCCTATCAGCCTCCTCGTTCGCCTTGGCTTTCGCTTTGGCTATGGTGTCGCGGTAAATGGCCTCCGCGTCATATCCGACGAGCTTCATATCATCGAGCCCGATCTCCATGGCCCGGCGTAGCAGGTCCGCCTGATCCAGCTTCGGGTGGTCTTTCATGATTTGGTCGATCCGGGCCTTCAATTCTTGGTGTATTCGGATGGTCAGGATGACTTTCAGGTCTTTTTTGGCTTTCATCATGAAAGACTTACGTTTGTAAGCGAAAAAAAGTCAATAAATTTCGTTGCGTATGCGTATGGCTTACGCTTACATCCGCGCCATGGCCGACACCGAACCGCGCAAAAACACCTACACCGACACCGCAGAGGCACCGACGGACATCATCGTCACTTTGCGCATCCGCCCCGAACTCAACGAAAAAACCGCCATCGCCGCGCAGGCCGTTGGCTTGAAAAAATCCGACATCATGCGGCTGGCCCTCGACCGGGGGATCGACCGGCTGCTTGAGCAACTGGACGCCAAACAGGAGGCCGCCCAATGAGCGAGCGCCTGCTGACCTCCGACGAGCTGGCCGAGGCACTGAGTGTCCACCGGAACACAGTGATGAACTGGCTGCGCGACGGCGTCATTCCCGCCGCGATCCGCGAGGGGAAGACGCTCCGGTTTGACCTGCCGCAAGTAAAGCGGGCGCTGGCCAAGCGGGCCGCGAAGGCATCCCCGGCCAAGTGCGATCTGGTCGCCACCTATTGATCCTACCCTAACCACAAACACCACAAACAAATGACCGAAAGAGAACAAACAAAGGTCCGGGAATACGACCCGGTGAAATCCTACAAGACCGCCGCCGATGTCCAAAGGGAGATCGACCTGATCCGCTGGCATTCACTCCAGCGCCTTGAAGCGGAAAACCGCGTCGACCGCTGGATCGGGCTCGGCATCCTGCTCGTTGGCCTGCTGGCCGTGGCCGCGATCATCCACACAATCCTTCTCTACGTCTGACCATGTTCGCGCTCCGAAAACCAGAAAAGCCAGCGGTCGGCATCATCCGCGTGAACGACCCGGGCAAGGCCGTTCCATACGACAAGATGCAGCTATCCGGCAAGTGGTGGCGCGTTTTCCCGGTGGATAGCCGGGAAGTGTCCGCGCTCCGCATGCTCGACATGCACACTGACAAATTCGCGCCTGCGGTCGGCAACGGCCTTCTGGTGAGTGACGCGGCGATCCGCCGATATGAACTATCGCCAGCCATCAGCTTTCCGACCGTCGAGTGACGGCACGGAAACCCGCCGCCGTTCCAAGGAGGATGCCGACCCGAATCTAGCGGGCAGTTGGGCTCGGGCTCGGCAGCGGCGGCGGGAAACCAATCAACAGACCATGACATTCACATGCACAAAGTGCGGCAGCCGGACCCCCACCAGGGGATGCGACCTGTGCGCCGAATCCGAGGACGAGCAACGCGAACGCGAGCGCGCCGAGGACCACGACTTTCAGTCCCGCAGAGAGTGGGACGGTGAGGACGAGCCCGGCCTGTGATTTTCAATAACTGACGCGGCCCGCGGCGCAGGGCGAACCAATCAACCAACAACGAAACAACGAATCCAATGAAACTATCCGAAAAGAAAGGCGGCGAATTTACCCCGCACCCCGAAACCGAAGGCACTGTGAAAGGCGTGATCGTCGACATCACGCCGCTAAAGAAGGTCCAATCCGAATTTGGCGAGCGCGAGGTGTTCCGCTTGGTCTACGAAACCGAGGTCGAGGATGACGAGGGGAAACGCTTTTGCATCTGGAGCCGGCCCTACACGCCGTCGCTCAATGAGAAGGCGAACTTCCGCAAGGACATCAAGAAGATCCTTGGGCGCGACCTGACGCAGGCCGAGCTGGACGAGTTCGACACCGAGGCGCTTGTGGGCATGGGCGTCAAGTTGATCGTGCAGCATGAGGAGGGCAAGAACGGTCAGACCTACTCCGTGATCAGCTTCCTTGCTCCAGACAAAGAGAAGACTCTGAAGCCGAGCGGGAAATACACGCGCGTCAAGGATCGACCAGATCGCGACGGCGCGGGCGCGGCCGGTGATCAGGCGTCCTATCGCAAGGCCCCTGCCGCGGCGGCCGATGAGGGCCGCAGTGACTGGCAGAAGGTGAAGGTGCATGTGGGCAAGCACGCGGGCGTCGATCTTGGCGACCTCGATGAGGACGCCGTGCAAAAGCTCATCGAGCACTGGCTGCCGAGCCACAAGGCGAACGCGAA